TTATAACTCCCAATGCGCATGACGTTCTTTTGGCACCACCGCAGTGGGATCTTGATGGATAAGGATATCGGCTCCTGGGAACCGATGTAATAATGCCCGCTCCACTTGATCTGCCAGAATATGCGCTTCCATCAACGGCAACATATCTTCCATTTCGAGATGGATCTGGATAAAACGTGTCGGCCCCGACTGACGAGTACGCAAGTCATGAGCGCCAATAACACCCGGCCATGACGTCACAATATTGATAATTTCCTGCCGTTCATCATCGGGTAATGCGCGATCCAGCAAGGCTTGCACCGCCTCATAACCCATACGCAGTGCGCTATAGAGAATATAAACCCCAATCCCTAATGCAAACAACGCATCCGCCCGATGAAACCCATACCAACTCAATGCTAATGCAATAAGAATAGCACCATTCATCATGACGTCAGATTGATAGTGCAACATATCAGCTCGAATAGCCTGGCTTTGCGTTTTTCGTACCACCCAGCGCTGAAAAGTAACTAATATCAATGTACTGAATAATGCGATTAATGTGACCCAGATACCAAGACCCGGATCTTGCAATGGCTCCGGTGAGGCCAGATGCTGAAAACCAGTCAGAAACAGGAATAATGCCGAACCGGAAATAAACATACTTTGCGCCAGTGCGGCCAATGATTCGGCCTTACCATGACCAAAAGTGTGTTCTTCATCAGCTGGTTGCAGCGAGTAGCGCACCACAAAAAGGTTGGTCAAAGAAGCGGCCAGATCCACCAGAGAGTCAACTAACGCGGCCAACAAACTCACTGATCCGGTATGCCACCAGGCAAAAATTTTAATTATCAGTAAGATTGATGCCAGCACAGTGGCACTGAGCGCAGCAGCTTTAACCAGGCGCGCATATTGCGGATCCATAACTCATTCCGAATAATATCCAGGGGTTATTAGTATAACGGAATTGAGACAAAAAAAAGCCCTCCATCATGGAGGGCGAAAGACAGGGATGGTGATATTCATTTATCACTATCAATATGAAATAAAAGGATTTATTTCACTCAATGTCCACACATTGACCACATCGAAAAAAAGCCCCAAATTTTGGGGCTTTATCGTAACGGCTACATCCAAAGGTTTTGTTGACCGCTTCGCTCCGGATGCTGGCGTCACTTCGCCGGGCCGCATAATCGAGCTTTCGAATGTCTCCATGGTCTTGAATGTATGACCGCAATTTATATTTTGGCACTGGTGATACCGCTCCTTAGTGTTCTCACTCAGGTAGCGACTGGAACGGGCATGGGCTGATTCTCGACAGAGTGGGCAATGAAACATATTAATCACCTCAACGGGCTGCGTTTAAGTCAGTGATATTATTTGTTTTATTCTTTTTGAAACAATGAATTATGCTTATTCCGCATCCTGATTTTCTTCCTGATACTCAACATCAGAGAGCTTCACCTCAAGCGCCAGTGCCGTCGTGTAGCCATTATCGCCGAGGTTATGGGTCACTTTGGTGATAATCCACGTCTGCTGATCTATCACGCTTTTAAACCCTTTCAGCGTGACCGGCGTTTCGGGGTAGAGATCCGCACGGCCGATAGCGAGATTTATTGAAAACTCAGCCACACTGCGTTGCAGTTTGTCCCACTTGGCCTGTGCCGCCCGCATCGCCTGTGCCTTGGTGGCATACACCGTGGTTAGTGCCAGCACATTATCGGCTTCACCAGCCAGATACTCGCCCTGCCTTTCTTCCGGCGGTTTGATGGCCTTGGGGGTAGTTGGCCTGGCTTTGGGATGCTGCAAGGCGCGCAAGTGCTGTGCCTTGGGTTTACGCTGAAGTTTCACTTTCTGCTTTTTGGGCTGAGGGCCTTTGGTATGCAGCCAGTTAGCCGTCACGCCGCTGTAAGCATTACGGTCGGCGATAGTAAACTGATGGCGGTCGCCGTCGCTGCGTTCAATGACTATCATCGGGATCGGCTTGCCGCTGGCCGTCACTCCTCTCCCCGCCTTGAGAAAGAGCAGCTTACCGGCTTTGACTGACACCTCGGCACCATTGCGTTCAGCCAGACGGGTAAGAAACTTAATGTCAGACTCTTGCGACTGGTCGATATGCGGGATGGTTATCTCGGCAAAATCTCGCGCCAGTGAGGCCACCAGCTTATTACGCTGCGCAATCTGCTTTACCACTGCGCCGAGTGTGGTGTCGTGATAAGAGGCTTCGCGACGTGAATTGAGCGAACCACGAAAATCGGCGCTACGGGCGCGAATAGTCAAGGTATCCGGCGCGCCGCGATGTTCGATTTCATCGACGGTGAATTGACCTTTGCCCATCAGCGCCGTCCCCTGCCAGCCAAGAAACAGCGACAGTACCGCCCCGCGCGCGGGCATGGCGACCAAACCGTCACTATCATCCAGCTCAATATCAAGTTGGTCAGCCTCAAAGCCACGATTATCGGTCATGGTCAGCGAGACTAAGCGGCGGCTGAGATTGGCGGTAATATCGTGACTGCCGAGTGTGAGCATAAACGCAGGCGCAATCTGCGTACCGGTCATCATGCCAACCCCCTTGCCGCTTGTTGCAGCAGGTCGCGGGCTTGCTGTTGCAGATCACCAAACATCGCTTTTAGTGACTCATCCACGCGATTTAGTGTCATGCTGAACTCGATACGGCGCGCGCGACCATCATTAAAAAACACACTGTGGGTTTGAGTGATACTGGCGACCGCATACATACCATAAATCGTGCCATCGCCGCCGAGTAACGGCCACGCCTTGCCCTGCTCAGCCATGATTTTTAGCGCCAGCAATGACAGCACACCGCCGGTGATTTCGGGCAACAACACGCCAGACAACATGATTTTTTCCTCGCCGACGCCTAAAAACTGATAGGCAGGCCGCTGACCTATTCGACTGTTTGACGGCCAGCGATAATCGAGGCTGTGCTGTAGCGATTGATAAGGCAATGTCTGGAGCTGAAACACAAACAGCCCGAGGGTTAGCATCATATGGGCAGCTCCTTAATCGGTATTCATGCGCGAACGCGCGGCGGCACGGCGTTGGCGTTCTTTCTCTTCCAACACTTCGCGGATCATGTTTTTGGCATCTGCACGGTTTTGACCTGGAGGAATAGCAATGTCGAGCTGGTAATGATTTTGGCTTTGGTCGGTGTAGCCGCCAGCATTCGCCGTCACCGGTGCATAATTAGCGCCTAGCAATCCGCCGCTCGGGGAATATCCCCCCGCATTCACCTTGCTGGCGTTAACCTCAATATCCGCCGACTCGCTTTTGATCAGGCCGAGTTTTTCCAGTAACCAATCGACGCCTGCGCGCAGCTTGTTGAATACTTTGAGCGGTGCGGTTAAGACGTCAGCCAGTGCGCGCCCAAACTCAATACCCGCATTGCGACAGCTATCGAGCGACTGTTGGGTCGATTTAACCGGCGCGATCAGCTCACTAAACCCGTGCCACACTGCCTGTAGCTTTGCCCCAAGCCAATCAAACACCGGCTGCAAAGGAGCAAACAGCTCAGCCAGCGGCGCAAAAATGGCTTTTAGCCCCTCCATCACGCCAGCAAAAAAGGCGCTGATCGGCTGCCAATATTTGCGAATAAGTAGCGCTCCGGCGACAATCGCCACCGCAATGCCGACAATCGGCCAGGTTAGCGCCCCGATCGCCGTAATAATGCCGCCCGCCACCGCAGTGAAAACCGTCCCGAGTAAACTGGCTCCGGCAATAATGGCATTAATCCCCATCACCACCGGCCACGCCACCAGCCCCATCGCCCCGAGCACGCCAATCAGCGCCACACCGACGCCAACAATCTTGAGGAGGGTTGCAGATAGCCCTTTATTTTTCTGCACCCACTGGTCGAGCTGGAGCACATAATGGGTGGTGGTTTGAGTCAGCTTACGTAGCGAGGATTCCTGCTGGTCAAACAGGTCAGTTCCTACCGCTGCATAGGCAGATTGCAAGGCTTTGAAGTCGCCGCCGAGATTGTCTTGCATGATTTTGACCAGTTCCTCAGTCTTGCCGTCAGACGCCTGAAACATCTTGGTCAAACGGTCGAGCTTGCCTGACGCCGCGCCCTCCATCAGTACGGCGGCAGCGGATGAGGCTTCCTCACCGAAAATAGCTTTCATATACTCGGCGCGCTGGGCGGTACCGAGCTTATTTTTCTCAAAGCTATTTTGCATTTCTTTCAGCAAGGTAAACAGTGGCCGCATATTACCCTTGCGGTCAGCGGTGTTAACCCCTAACTCATCGAGCGCATCATGGGCTTTACCGACCGGAGCTTGTAAGCGGGTGATAACCGCACGGCTGCCGGTTCCGGCCATTGAACCGATGATTTTGGCATCGGCTAACGCCCCCGCCATCGCGGCAGTTTCTTCGACGCTGATACCGGCATTTTTTGCCACCGGCGCGGCATAGGTCAGTGTGTCACTCAAGCCGGCAAAGTTAGCCGCCGTTTGGTTCATCGCCGCCGAGATAACATCACCAATATGCGCGGTTTTATCATTGCTCAGACCAAATGCAGATTTAACCCCCATCAGCAAAGTGGCGTTTTCTTCCATGCTCTTTTTGTTGGCGAGCGACATATTCAACGTCACTGGCGTGGCAGCCAGAATGCCGTCTTTGTCTGCGCCAGATTTGGCGATGATGATTTGTGCGGCAGCGGCATCATCGGCAGACGCAGCGGTAGTGTCACCGAGCTGGCGCGCCTGTGCCCGTAGTACCCGCATATCAGCACTGTTTTTCGCCAGACCCAGCACCGCCTGTAGTTCAGAGTTTTTCTGCGCAAAGTCGTAGCCGGGTTTTAAAACAGCGGCTCCGGTCACAGCGCCTGAAGTCGCCGCACCGACACCGGCAGCCCCCGCACCGGCCAGATTTCCGGCCACCACCTTACCGCTTTGATAACGCTGGCTAATACGGTTAAGTTTGGTCTGTTGCTGACTGTTACGCGCTAACGCCTCGCGCTGGCGATTGAGGCTGATGGTAGTTTCATTAATCGACGTTTTGAGGCGGAGCTGATCATGGGATAATGTTCGGGTATTGATACCCGACTGCTGTAGCGCTTGGCGCTGACGCTGTACCGATAGACGCAGCCCGTTATAGTTGAGTTGCAACTCAGAAGCAGCGCGTTTAGCGGCCTCCATCACCTGCACCTGTGCGCGGGTCGGTTTTTCGGTATTTCTAAACTGAGTCGCCAGCTCGGCGACTTGCTGTTTGGCTTTCTTCAGCGCTTGATGGGTCACCGCCAACTGTGCGCTGGTTTTGCGAAAGCCCTCAATCTGCCCTGCCTGCGCGTTTAAGTTTTTGAGGATTTTCTGTGTATGGCGAATATCACCAGACAAGGATTTACTCGCGGCCTGGATCGCTTTAAACGGGCGACTGGCGCGATCAACCGCGCTCAGTAGCACCTGCAATTTAAGATTATTGCTCATCGGTATTCCCGCTTCGTGTCGCGCTTCGTTGCAGCGCCTTATCGCGCCAAAGAATAAGTTCAGTCAGGCTTAAGGGATAAAGTTCTGACGGCGGCCAGTGAAAAATAACTGCGATATCCGCCATCAAATCATCGACCGACAAACGAGCAGGAAACGCTAACACACCGAGGTCGGCGACAAAAAACCGATCACCTGCCCCGCCAGCGCAATCATGTCCGGCAGTTCCAAATTCACCACCTCATGCTCGGTCAGGGACGGATAAGTCATGCGCGGCAGCACCTTAATCAAAGCGTTAACGTCTGAGGTCGCGACATCCTGCAAACTCACGCCGCGCAAGGTTCCGGCATTCGGCTTAATCAAGGTGATAGTTTCAATCAGGGTATCGCCGCGCTTGATGGGATTTTCCAGTGTCACGACGTTCTCATTTTGGCTACTCGCCTTATTTGCGGTGCCTTTTGTTCTGGCCATCATTTTTCTCTCCAATAAAATCAGGGGAATTACACACCGATATTTTTGCGATGCTGCGCCAGTCGGTCGATACCGTTGACCTTTTCAATCATGTTAATCACGTCAATTTCGATCAGCTCTTTGCCATCGAACGTCAGTTTGTAGTAGGTGCATTGAGTCGAGATTTTGGTTTCGCTGTTCTCGCCCTGCTTGTTATCACCGCCGTCGATTTCTTTGTGACGACCACGCAACACGATTTCTACCGCCACCATCTCGCCGGTATCATCACGCTGATAAGAACCTGCAAAGCGCAGCGGCACATCTGACGCGCCCGGAGTGGCGTACTGCGCCCAAATGGTTTCATCGGGTAGGCCGCCGAGAGTCCACTCCATCGACAGCGCATCATCATCCAGCCCCAAATCGACTGGCGCGGAGCCATTCATCCCACCGCCGCGATAGTTCTCCAGCTTGCGGGTCAGCTTTGGCAGAGTCACCGAACTGACCACGCCCATGTAGCTCAGGCCGTCATTAAACAAGTTGAGGTATTTCAATTTGCGCGGCATTCCCATCAGGTTTTCTCTCCTTAGCTGTTTGCCGTTGCGCCGAAGCTCACCAGGTATTTATCGGTGATGCGCTGACGCAGAGTGAGGTTTTCCAGCGGTGGCACCGGCGTGTAGTCGTAATCAATAAACAGCTTGCCGGCTTTGAGGGTGTCTTTATCGTTGGCGCTGTCGTCATACCAGCAATTGGCGTCAATAAGGTAGCCGTTAGACTTCAACTCACGAAATTTGGCTTTGATACCTTCGACGATGTCACGGATCAGCGTAGTGGTCATGGGCTTATCAACCGCCCACTGGTGCGCCTCAGCCATAGTGTCGGCCAGTACTTGCGCGGTACGGACATAGTTTTCAAACAGAAAAAGCGGGTCGTCAGAGCAAGTACGGTTACCCCAAAAACGAAAACCATTGGAGCGAATGAGCGTGGTGACACCAGCCTGATTGAGTAAATCGGCATCAGTACCCGCTGCCTGTAAATCCCAAAATACGCTGGCAGAGATACCGGTCACGCCATTCACACCGACGTTAGACAGGGTTTTATGCCAGCCCTGTTGTTGATCAATTTTGGCCCGTAAGCCGAGAGCGCGAGCGGTGGCATAAGCTACGTTGCTGCGATTGGTGGTGGTGTTCCAACTCAGAAAATCCGGCCAGATCATCATTAGCTCGCGCTGACTGAAATTTTCGCGGTATTTCAACGCTTCCTTGCTGGTTTTGCAGCCATAGGCGCTGATATAACCAAAAGCACGTAACTGCTGGCAGATACCTGCCAGAGCGGTCGATACGGGCAAACTGTCCAGTCCTGGCACACCAAGAATGCGCGGGCGCACACCGGTAACAGACTGTGCATCTAACAGCGCTTTCATGCCGGTATAGCGGCCATTTTGGTCAACCCCGCCGATAAGATTGGTCGCCGTTCCGGCCTCGTTACTACCAGTGGCCACGCGCACCACAATAGTAACCGGACGGGCCTGATCCGCAATCGCCAGCAACGATGCCGCCAGCGTGCCGTGTTTGCCCGCCTTACCGGCGGCGGTGAGCAGATCAGTGATCAATACCGGCGTATTAAGCGGAAATGTAGCTGCATCGGCATCATTGCCAGTGCAAACCATACCGACAACGGCGGTAGAAACAGTGGAAATGACGCGAGTGCCGTCGTTGATTTCAACAATGCGGACGCCGTGATGGTAATCGCCCATTAGGTGACACTCCGTTGGTTGGGGGAGAGTAGGGTGGCAGGGATTAAGTACTTAAGCAGCGGGGTAGCGTTGTGCCAGAACTGGTACAACGCTAACTGTAAGTGATTAGGGGATTTTCGACCGGTTGTTTCGCGATATAACCCTTATATATCATTGTGTTTACGGCTCAACTCCTACAGCTTCAAGGCTATTGCGGATAGGTTCACCGTCAATCCATTTCTATGGTGACCAATCCGATGATTAATGGGGTGTTAAAACAAATTAAGCTGCTTCGAGTGGCTCATCGCTATCCTGCAAATAGGTGCTGCGTAACGCATCAATTTGCTGCCACAAAATAAGAGAAAGAACCTCTTTAGCATCGGCACGATCAAGGGTAACGATGGCGTAAATCAACGCACGACAATGGTCGATAAGCTCTTCTACTTCGCAGGGGGTGTCATCGTACATAGCGCACCTCCGGCAGCAGAGGGGCAGATGAAGAAACAGGCGTGGGAATAGCAACGATAGTGCAGGTAAATAATGGCAGGCGTTTAGTCGTCAGATCCATGATGACTACCTCTTTGGTAGGGGGACTAATCACCACCTTGAGGTTCCAATCTCTCTATGGGTGGTGAACTGAGCGAGGTTGGAACTACCGGCCACCAAGAAACCGGTGCATCTTGCAATGCCCCCACCCAGCTCACCATTTCTTGCTTATTACCAATGTAACCGTATTTACGTCATGCACTTTGGCTTATGCCGGACTGCCAAATCCGGTAAAGGACTTTACCGCAGCGGTGCTGACTATAACCCGATGAGATTCTGCTGAGCAATTAGCCAGCATCATTTTAGGACAAACATTTTTTCTCGTTAAAATAACGAGTTACAAATGTGATTAAGGGATGTTTATACCGCTTCCGCTAAAGATAATAGTAGCGGGAACGGTAAAATTTATTGCTCGTTCAACGCGTTGTTGGTGAGCCAGTCGCTGGCAGATGTTAGAAGAACAAGCCCGTAAAGATGGTGATGCTTCCCTTGCGACGTGGATAAAAAGGATATTGCGTAAAGAGTTACGCGAAAGAGGCATTGAACCTAAAGGTTAGTGGAATCATAAATCAGCACAACTGGATTAATGTATGCAGGCAAGGAGACCGATAGCCCCTATCAGGGCTATCGGTTTAAGCATTAGGCTACTTTTTACTTTTTGCTCTTCGGGCCAATAATTCTGAACGACCAAAACTCTCTTTTTCATTTTCTGGTGGATGAACATCAGAAAATCCTGCGGCCTCAATGAGTGGCCCCATAGACCTGAACTCTACCGCTGCTTTTGGGCTTCGTAGTGAAGACATACCCTCATTCCACGCATGGAGCATTTGCTTAGTGATTTCACGCCATAAAGGTTCGTTTTTAGCCGCTTCGATCATCTCACGACCCACTTCAACCGCTGATTCGCAAAGTGTTTCTACCATTTCAGTATAATGGCGAGGAGAAATACCCAGTCGGTGATTAAAGAAACGCTCCAATGACTTACCCGCAGCCCATGTCTGCCGCCCTTCGATGGAAAGTGCGGGAGGATTATGCCTAAAACGCGGATAGGCTTGAGTGGTAACCAGATCATAAGCTGGAGTATAAGCAACGTCAGCCGCCGAGGTATAAAGTAGTGCAATATTTTTGGCATGACAGTCAGCATTACGCACAACAAAGTTGGTTAAAATCAACCAACCTAGAGCCTCCATTTGCTGGTGCATATCCGATTTAGGAATATATGCTCGAGTGGCTTTAAGGACCTTTTCCATTGTGGTGGCATACTTCTCATGGGGTGGCATCCCCAGTAAGCTACAAGCATCTTCAAGGCCGTATATGGGATGCCCATCGGTATCTACGTCGAATCGCTCAACCACTAATATGCGACCATCATCCGACATAGTACTTGCGGCAACAGGAGTTACATTTAGGCGCTCAAGCACCTTCATCGTATAAAACTCATTGAATCCCAAAAAAGGAGTATTTTCGTCAGAACCTTTAATTATATGCTTGCTCGTTCGAAGAGTAGGCTTGCCTAATGAGACAGTGTTTGTGCGTTCTGGAGCTAAAAACTTGGGTACGGCACCAGACACTGCTGCTCGCGCATATCGCCGAACCAAGGAAGCAAAATGAGCCGTAGTATTATTGCCTTTAAGAAGATCTTCAATTTGCAAAGGATCTAATTCAAAACCTGATGCCACACCTTCAGGGGTCACGGTAACGCGCCCTATTCCCGTTCCGCCAATGACTGCCAATAATGAAAGATCTGTACCGTCTAATAAAGGACCGAATTCCTCTCGAATAATACCCAGTAAATAACCTTCCGGTAAGTTTTGTCGAAAGAAAGGATGAAGATCTCTCGGCCAACGCCATGCTAAGTCGCGAACAGGCATTGTTAGACTAATAAAATTATTTTCGGATATCCCCGGTAAATATTGCAAAAGGTACTCATCCCTTTCGCGAAATAGCTTGGCAACATTTTGGCCGCTAATTTGAACATCTAACTTCATGAAGTTTCGTCCTGACGCTGTTCAGCAAGAATGTCGTCCAGAGTTCGAATATGTCCACTCTTAACTACTTTAAGGTCATAGCCAGCAGCTTCGAATAACCTGACAAGAATGCTGACACTCATATCACCTTTTGCCAGTGTTTCCATACGCGCTAAGGTAGTGCGTGAAACGCCAGCTCTTTTCGCTAACTCAGCTTGTGATAATTTTGCTTCATTGCGTACTGATTTGAGCATATCAGCAACATCATAGAGAGTCGTCATTTGTGGCCCCAAGGATACAAAAATCCAGTTTATGGCAATAAATGTAGCCCTTGGGATACAAAAAATCAAGAATCCATCTTCGATAAATCTGATTATCCAGTAAACGACACTCACCCAACCCGTAGCCACAGGCTTCACTGTGAGCAATGACTTGCCTCTACTTTAAGACAAACATTTTCCTCGTTAAAGTAATGAGTTACAGGTGTAGCTATAAGAAAGACACCATTAAGCCATGCCAGTTTAGTTTTTCGTCCAGTTGTCTAATAGGATTAGACAATGGGTGATATTTTCAAACGATAGAGAGTCGTCATTTGTAGCCCCAGAGATACAATAATTCAGTTTATGGCAATAACTGTAGCCCTTGGGATACAAGAAATTAAAAAGCCCTTGTTGATAAAGCTATTGACTCAGTAAGCAATACACTGACAAATATCCCGCCAACTGTAACCATGGGCATCATCCCGAACAATGCCTCAGTCTCACTTTAAGACAAACATTTCCCCCATTAAAATCCACCCTTATTGCGGCAACGCCGGCCAGTTAATCTCTGGCGCAGTGTTGGGGTCAATGCGCATTAGCGCGACGCGGTACTGTTTGAGTGCCGCCAATTGCTGAATATCAGTCTGTTGATTATCCATTGCGATGGCATCAAGTAGGATGTTGATGTGATCTGATACCTGATTTATCAGTGCGGTTTTCTGTTGGGCGGCGGTGGCGATATGGCGGGCTTTTAATGCCTGTTGATCGATTTCCCAGGCGGTTCCTGTCCATATATCATTCATGTGTTGGCTGAATCAGTGTTTTATTTTTGGGGATTGGCCCCAGTGCAAAAATGATGGATTCATATTTAGTTTCAGTGTCATACACCGTTTGATGGCGATGGTCTGCCACTGTCACCCACTGGTTAGCAGTTAAATCCCTGACCAATGCCATGCCGGTTTTAGGTTGAATGATGGGCGCGTCAGCCACCGAATGCGCTGGCAGGCCGACGCCGAGCGGCAAGTACTCCATGCCCGCACAGGCATATTCCAGACTCTCCGCATTATAGTGATAGAGCGTTACCCATCCCGCCTGACTGGCGAGTTGATGGTCATCCAAGATGGCCGGTTGAACCGCAAAGTTATATTTCATTAGATAGCCCTCAAGATATTGTTAAATATTGTGCAAAAGTAGACCAAGGGATCGGGGAATTATGGTGTAAAAGTGCACCACCCTGATTATTGATAAACTCTCCGTTTTTACGGAGATCTCCTTGGATGCTGTGCATGGAAACCATACTTAAAGTCAGAAGGCTTTCTCTTAAGCAAGGGCTCTCTCAGAGAGCCATAGCCAAACAGTTACAAATATCTCGTCATACCGTCAGTAAATACCTCGCAATCGAGACTAAAGAACCGCCCGCTTATAAACGGACACAGACTCACTACCCCAAACTGGGTGAGTTCATTCCAGTATTAAAACAACGCCTAACTGATGAAACCAAATTACCCGCCAAACAACGATTAACGGCCAGACGTCACTTTGAAAGGCTCAGAACGGAGGGATATCAAGGCGCTTATTGTGCAGTCGCCTCTTTTATTAGACAGTTCAAAGAACAATATCAACCCGCGCCCCACGTTGTTTTTATTCCCCAACGATTCAGTGCAGCAGATGCCTATCAATTTGATTGGAGTTTCGAAACAGTCAAATTAAATGGGTTATTGGTTAAACTTAAAGTTGCCCATTTTCGTTTATGTCACAGCAGAGCATTTTTTATTCGAGCTTATCCAAACGAGAAACTCGATATGCTTATTGATGCTCATAATCACGCCTTTTCTTATTTTGGTGGTACACCCAATAGAGGTATTTATGACAATATGAAGACGGCTGTTAAACATATAGGAATGGGTAAAGAACGCATTTTTAATGATAAATTCTTAAGCATGATGAATCATTTTATTATAGAGCCAGTTGCCTGTACGCCAGCGTCTGGATGGGAGAAAGGGCAGGTAGAGCGTCAAGTGAGAACATTACGGAAACAACTGTTTGAACCCACCCTGGCTTTTAACAACATCGATGAGTTAAACAGCTTTCTATTGGATCAATGCCATCAGATCATCCAAACAGCCACACACCCAGAAGACAGAAGTAAAGTCATTAACACTCTATTTTGTGTAGAGCGAACTATGCTGGCTCCTTATTCCCCTTATACCGGAGGGCAATTTGCAATAGTCCAAATCAACTCCTTATCCTTATTCTGTTTTGATGGGCATAAATACAGCGTTCCCAATAATTTAGTGGGTAAGAAAGTGACATTAAAAACGACCGCAACAGAAATTAAAATTTCTGTCGATAGCGAGTGTGTCGCTCAACATCAACGCAGTTTTATTAAAAACCAGACAACCTATAATCCCTGGCATTATCTGTCCACATTAAAAAGAAAACCGGGTGCCCTGAGAAACGGTGAACCTTTTATTAATTGGGATTTACCTAAACCGGTTAAAGAACTCCAGCAACATCTACTCAAGCGTCCGAAAGGTGATAGAGCGATGGTGCAGTTGCTGTCTTTAATCGCTGATTATGGTGAAGATTTAGGCGTGACCGCGGCAGCCATAGCGTTAGACGAAGGAGTGCCTACGGTGGAAGCAGTACTCAATATTATTCATCGACTCACTGAACCCGTAATACCTACGTTTAAAATAAATGATATTCCACTGAACATCCCGCCCCAAGCTAATTGTCAGCGTTACAACACGTTATTAAAAGGGGTGCCAAATGGAACGGCATGAATGTATTGAAATACTTAAACAATTAAAGCTTACAGCCATGGCTGAAAACTTTGATGACGTGGTTATTGATGGTATACGCCGTAAGCGTTCTACGATGGATATTATTGGAAATTTATTAACCACAGAGCAAACACAAAGACATATCCGCAGTATTGGCTACCGTATTAATCAAGCCAGGTTCCCACAGCATAAAACACTGTCTGACTTTGAGTTTGAACAAAGCCCATTAAATAAACCCAGCATTGAACTTCTGAATGACTGTGATTACATCAGAGAAAAACGTAATATTATATTTGTGGGTGGTCCTGGTACAGGTAAAACGCATTTAGCCACGGCTTTAGGGATAAACGCTGCCACCAATGGGTTTAAAATTCGCTTCTGGAATGTATTAGATTTGGTCAATAAGCTGGAATTGGACAAAGAAAGTAAACAATTTAAATTAACCAATCAACTGACAAAACTAGATTTAATTGTTTTAGATGAGTTGGGGTATTTGCCCTTTAGTCAAAAAGGAGGGGCTTTATTATTTCATTTAATCAGTCAATTGCATGAACATACCAGCATTATGATCACAACTAATTTAGCATTTTCTGAATGGGTAAAACTATTTTCCGATGAAAAGATGACAGCAGCCTTATTGGATCGACTGGTTCATCATTGTGACATTATTGAAACAGGCAATGAATCATTTAGGTTCAAAAACCGGTCTTAAAGTGGCGCACTTTTAAAGCATAACTGTGGCTCACTTTTAGACCATAATTGACACTTGTTACCATTGAGGATGCACTGGCGGGCGGCTGTGATCGCTTTGATATCGATCAGCTAAGACGTGAGAACAGCGCCGCTGATTTCCGCAATCTGTTCTTGTGTGAGTTTGTTGATGATAAAGCCTCGGTATTTCCGTTCGAGGAGCTGCAAGCCTGCATGGTCGATTCATTGGTGGAATGGGAAGATTTTGCGCCATTCGCCGAGCAGCCATTCAACTATCACCCGGTGTGGATGGGTTACGACCCCTCACACACTGGCGACAGTGCTGGCTGTGTGGTGATGGCTCCGCCGTGGGTGCCAGGTGGCAAGTTTCGCATTCTGGAGCGCCACCAGTGGAAAGGTATGGACTTTGCCGATCAAGCGGAATCCATCAAGAAACTGACCGAAAAATATAACGTGGAATATATCGGAATTGATGCCACCGGCATCGGGCAAGGGGTGTATCAGCTGGTGCGCAACTTCTTCCCCGCCGCGCGAGAAATTCGCTATAGCGCCGAAGTCAAAACCAACATGGTGCTGAAAGCGAAAGACCTGATCACCACCGGGCGGCTGGAGTACGACATCAGCTATACCGACATTACGCTGTCGTTTATGGCTATCCGCAAGACCATGACCGCCAGCGGTCGCAGCGCCACCTACGAGGCCAGCCGCAGCGAGGAAGTCAGTCACGCCGATCTCGCTTGGGCAGCGATGCACGCCATGATTAACGAGCCACTCACCGCCGGAAACGGCAACGTCACCCCGTCGATTCTGGAATTTAACTGATGAGCAAACGCAAAGGCCGACGCGCCAAGGCAATAGCAAAAAAAACCGATCAGGCGATGCACGCTTTTACCTTCGGTGAACCCTCAGCGGTACTGGATCGCCGTGATATTCTCGACTACGCCGAGTGCATCAGTAACGGCAAATGGTTAGAGCCACCGGTGAGCTTTGCCGGACTGGCAAAAAGCCTACGCGCTGCCGTGCATCACAGCTCGCCGATATATGTTAAGCGCAATATTCTTGCCAGCACCTTTATCCCGCATCCGTTATTGAGTCAGCAGGTATTTAGCCGCTATGTGCTGGATTATTTAGTCTTTGGCAATGCTTTCTTAGAAAAGCGATTTAATCAGTTAGGGGAAGTATTACGGCTGGAGTGCTCACCGGCGAAATATACCCGGCGGGGCATCGAGGAAGATGTTTATTGGTTCGTGCAGTCGTTCAAAGAGCCGCACCGTTTTGCACCGCGTTCGGTATTCCATTTGATTGAACCGGATATTAATCAAGAGCTGTACGGCCTACCGGAATATATGAGTTCGCTGAACTCAGCCTGGCTTAATGAAGCTGCCACGCTATTTCGCCGCAAGTATTATCAGAACGGCGCGCACGCCGGTTACATTATGTATGTGACTGATGCGGCACAAAGTAACACCGATGTGGAAGCACTGCGCGAAGCGATGCGCAGCTCGAAAGGATTGGGGAATTTTAAAAATCTGTTTTTCTACGCCCCGAATGGCAAGCCGGACGGGATCAAGATAGTGCCGCTGAGTGAAGTGGCGACAAAAGATGATTTCTTCAACATCAAGAATGCCACCCGCGACGACCTGCTCAGTGCGCACCGCGTGCCACCCCAGATGATGGGCGTGCTCCCACATAATACCGGCGGTTTCGGCGATGTGGTCAAAGCCGCACAGGTGTTTGTGCGTAACGAACTGACGCCGTTACAGGAGCGAATCAAAGAGGTGAACAACTGGCTAGGCCAAGAGGTGGTACGCTTTAAACCTTACGAACTACCGAAGAACAAGTAACCCATCGCGACAAATAATCGCCGCCAGATAAAGTCCCCAACATAGGGGGTTCACTTCAGCTTGGCGGCTTTTTTGCGGCTGCGATGCGCGCCACTGGGATGGCAACAAACCACTGGCAACCGCAGGCTACTGAGGCAAAAGATGCATCAACACTTATCAGCACGCCTGCATCAGCACCACGACCTGCTCAGGCGCTCTGCACCTACCTAAAACACCCCGCGCGCGCAATGCTATCCCCGCCACGCCTGCCCGCTTTATGAGGCGGTTTTTATGCAGGTGCATGATACTGCCGAAACCACGATGGCTTTAACGTTAGATGAGATCAATCTCGAATATTAATACATTCGTTTTCATGCTACCTGTAAACAAATAGTAAACTTTAAACTTGCAGCTAACGATATTCCAACGTACGTTGGAATGAAGAGTCAGAATATTTTATCAACCGTAATCTATCCATTCGCACGCCAATAATTCATTCAAAATACACGTAAAACTAACGAGTTAAAAAATGGAAAAATTTCTAACAAAAATCAACTACTCTCTTGGCATCGAAGAGACCAGACATGATATTAATGTCAATAGTAGGATACTAATAGTGACAGGTGGGAATGGTTGCGGAAAAACCTCCTTACTTAACCAGATAAACAGTAAAATTAAAACGTTATGTGTCGAAAAAAAACACAGTCAGATCTCTGATATACAGCGAGATATTAAGTATTGGGAAGAACAATTAAACAGTTTTCCACGTGGTAATGCGCAACATCAAAATGCCAAGAACCAACTCAAATACCAAAGAGAATCTCTCAATTCCTTAGAAAAGGGTGTTACTTTAGAGTTTAAAGATATAAATGAAATTAGCGCGTTACTTGATGAAAAAAAAGCTATTTTTAACTACTTCCAAGCTGATAGGAAAGCCACAATACTAGAATCAATAGGGGCAACGAAAGTATCGTTACAAGAAAAACTCGACAAAAATTATGCTTATAACAATATGAATCTCGGTAATGAATTTGAAAATCATTTAGTTAATTTAAAAACAAGACAGTCATTTGCAAAAACATTCGATAACAATGAATCACTCTACGAATCGATGGAGACGTGGTTTATTAATTTAGAGAAAAGCATTTCCTTTTTAATGGAAGATGAATCATTCAAATTAATATTTGACCCAGATAAATTTAAATTCCATTTGCAGCAAGACAGTAAGCCTCCATATACATTTCAAACTTTATCCTCAGGCTATTCATCTATATTTAATATTTTATCTGAACTTATAATGATGACTGAGGCTAATCATATATCTCCATCAGACTTACAAGGAATAGTATTAATTGATGAAATTGATGCACATCTACACGTATCGTTACAAAGAAAAATACTACCATTCCTAACCAGGACATATCCAAGAATTCAATTTATTGTTACAACCCATTCCCCTTTTGTAATTGGTTCATTAGACAATGCAATAATATATGATTTAAGCAGCCAACAAGAATTTTCTGATTTATCAAATTACTCTTATGAAACCATTATCGAAGGTTTACTCGGCGTTCCTGTGGTCTCTATTTCATTAGAAAAAGATACTAAAAGGCTATCAGCTTTATTAGTAGAGGAAAATGTTGATAACGCTGCAATAACTGAGCTTGTAGAAAAACTTAGTCCACACCAAGAAAATTTAGATGATGAATCAGCTGTTTTTCTTTTAAAGGCCAGAAGGGTATTGCGCGAAGATAAGGAGACTAAATAAATGTTTCCGGTTAATAAATCTCAAGAAGCTCCAGCCTCTCTCGCAGCAAGAAGATCCTACAGTGAAAAAGATGTAATCGAAGCATTGTCTCGTGACTTTCATAATAAATGTTACATATGTGAAGTTAAAGATCCCCTGGTTTTGAATGTCGAGCACTTCCGGCCACATGGGGATAATTTAGACAAAATGTATGATTGGAGAAATTTGTTTTTTGCTTGTGGTCGTTGCAATAACATTAAGAGAGCGAAATTTGATGACATGCTCGATTGTACGAATCAAGGCATAAACATCTTAATGTCAGTCAAACACGTATTCCCAACTTTAGCATATTCCAATCATGTGGATATAATTCCTATGAATGATAGTGAGGAAACAAAACAAACTGCCGAATTGATTTATAGTGTGTTTAATGACGACCACACAGGAAATAAAGATTTAACACGTATATTCTTACTAAAAAGGCTCATGAAAATATATAGGAAACTTCTTGAATTAACTTTAGATTATGATGACGAAGATACTTTAGAGGAAGAAAAGGAGCATATAGCAAAAAAAATAAAAAACATGCTTAAAGTTGAATATGAATTCTCCGCCTTTATTCGCTGGTCCATAATAGATGCAACGAAACTTCATCATTTAAAAGAGGGCATTTTTTAAGTATCATCAGTATTTATAGTAAATTTGCAGACTATTACTGAATAAGTATTAGTCTGTAAATCTATATATTTAAAAAAACCTCTATATTAAAAAATTCAGTTAAACTATCCCCTCCAATTTTTAATTCGATAAAAAACTGTTGCACCCTAAAATATCATATTTATCCCACGTACTAACATCTAAGGTTCCTATCGCAGCGATGTTATTCCCTATAGCATCAAATCACTACATACTTTCGAAATTCGACTACGCTCCTGTCTAGTCAATAGTTCCGATAAAGCCCGATCACACACTTTACTCAAGTTGTGAGCTTTGCTGTTGCCTTTTAATGCTAGATACCTAAACCTTTTACCTCTACACCTACCATTCTTAAGCGTTAAACCGGCAAATTGAAACAGACGGTAGCAAACCATATGTACTTTGCGATGAAACGTAACTCATGTCTTGCCCTACAGGATAGGGATACAATTGAGTTCAGTTATTTAGTACAAATAAAATAAATTAGAAATTAAAAAACTCTTTAGAATAAAATAGACTAAAAGTTAGCTTAATAAATGAGCTCATGAGCTAACCCATAACCTAATTCTCCTAAATACAGAGAAATTCTTAGTTTCTCCCATGACATAACTTATACTTTATTTCTGAACCACATGGACACTGTTCATTGCGTTTAACTTTCTTTGAGCGGGGGGTAACTTCAACAAATTTTATACCATCAAGGCTATTTATAAGAAAGTCTGATAGGATTTTTTCTTCTTCTATAAATTTTTTTGCAATAGTTCTACTTTCCCGATCAAGTTTATTGTCAAATTGACAAGTCATTATATCCTCGGAACGCCCTTGAGAATTCTTTGGCTCTGTAGCAATAATAGTTAGTTTCTTTACTGTTTTATACTTATATTGGGCTACAAGGGCATAAGCCCGCATCATACCCACCCTTTCTAAACGATATCTAGTATAATCTTGACCTACATCTCTAGGAAGGAATAAGAAAAGATAAAATCTGCCTTTTTCGTCAATTGACTCAACTAATCGAGCACTTTTTCTATTCGATGGCACTTGTTTTAGTTTATCTAAAAAACTTGTAGCAAGCCTATATCTAGAAATTCGACTCTCTGAAGCTAATTCCCTTACGGCCATCTCATGAGAATTAAAATCATTATCCTTACCGAGACCTACTTCTGCATTCAATATGCTTCGGCTAAAATTTTTAATAAGATCGTCCCAAAATACACTCCCCACACTATAAGCTTTGTGTAATTTAGCCTGTGGTGATTCTTCGTATTCCTTCCACATATATTCATGGATGATATAATTATTATCACCCGACTCCTTATCACTATCTATTAATACTCCATCATTAAGAAGATAAAGACCTAAAGTAGCTTCTTCACCACCACTTAAAAGTAAAGAACCATTACGTATCACTCTCTCTTTTTCACAAAGATAATTTATAAAATCTGTAATAGTATTTAATGTAGAAAATATAAGGTCTAAATTAACCTCATCAAAAACATGGGTAAATGTTTTTTCAGGATAGATATCGCCGATTGTAAATGGTTTTTTATAGCATTCATCAGCATTAAAATGAAAACAACTCATCAAAGATCCCGTGCTTCCAACAGCCACATTATCATAATATTTGCTGGCACTTTTTGCTGAGTTATTTGTAACGGCAATAAGAAAAAAACGCATGTCATTTTTTATTTCGACTGGAAAATTAACAGTACATTTTTTATCTAAAAATAATCTATTAGGATATTCACGAATGAATTTTTCAGCACCATATAATTGTTTTGATGAAGCAATTACCGATTTTTTAAACCATCTCGACCATGCTACTCCAACATCTATATCATGATTGAAAGTACAATTCTTGTCTGAAAAAATAATCACATTATTATTAAAAACAACTAATAAATCACAGACTTCCACACCTGTTTTATTTTTACTAAGACCTTCGTCACTATAAACATTGGGATAAGCCCACAAACCCAAAAATGCATCATCGGCATAACTAGCAAGTTTTTCTTCTGATGAATTTGATCCTGTCTCTTTTATAATCTTTTTTAACATACTAACACCTTGTAAAAGAATATTTTTTAATTAATGCCACCACAGATGAGTATTGCCCAATTAGAAACACTTATTAATCATCATAACGTCAAAATGTGATGAGATGCTCAAATACATAACATGCCATATCACCTCAAGTATCAATATCTTTAACCTAGGCCATTCCTCCTCATTGGATATGAAAAAACTTGGCTACCAAAGTTAAATGCGCCTCCGCACCAATTCCCGCCTAATTCACCACTCCTCATTCTTCTAGCTGTGAGCCAACCGCCTGATGAAACCACTTTCTAACCTCACTGCTGACTTTGAACACTTAGTCCCTGCCCCTTCACTGCCCCACCCCACATCCCCATTCTCAACCAATTTCATTACTGCTGCGGCATACTCAGCCGCTGTAACCGCCGTTTCTTCGCCGTAACTGTGCTCCCCCTCCCCACAGTTATTGACAGAACTCCGAGGCGCGCCGAGGGCGCTTTTTAACGTCAAAAAATCAACATCAACGGCCTTGCTCACAATGCGCCATTTCGTCTCGCGGGTTTTGTAGACATGGTCAGCCCCCAGATGCGGGGCGAAAATACCGACCACTTTCTGCACCTCCTCGTCATACTCATTCAGTTCTGCGGCAACCTCACGCATCACTCGCACGGTCTGTACATCGCGCGACACATTGGCTCCCCCTTGCGCGGCGATATAAGTGGCAAAATCACCGGCATCGGCGGCGGCGCGAACCGCCTCGACCCTCTGATCAAAACTTTTGGCTAAACTGATGCCGCGTAAACTTTGGCTGCGGCACTCGCGGTATGCGCCCAAAGTTGGCACACCAATCGGGCGAAATTGTGGAATACGCCAGATAGACGCCCATGCGGTAACCGCAGCGGCAGCGTCAGATAACGGCTTGCCAGTTTCAAAATCAACCTCCCCCTCCAGCGCATAACCGTCGATATTCTTGGCGACATATTTGGCGATATATCCCGCCGCGCAGCCCTTATACATATGCTTGCACTGGAATCGATTCTCTTTGGCTCCACGTTCATCGCCATCTTCTTTCAGCGCGTATTTGCGCATGACGGCGATCACGGCACTGCGCTGTTTGGGATGACAAAACAACAACATATGCCAATGCGGGGTTCCATCGTGGTGAGGCTCGACCACCCGCATCCCATAAACTTTCAGCTCGCGGTCTTTAAACGCGGTGCGCATCTTGCTCCAGATGCCGCACAAATAGTGCTGGCCGTCCTTGGGTGAATACGCCTCGCCATCCCACTTATGGTTAAGCTGCACACGCCGGTTAGCCTTATTGCCAACCTGGCGCGTAGGGTGATATTTCGACGGGGTGGTGAGGGTAATAAATAATCCACAATGATGCTGGCTGGCGGCAAATCCCTCGATTCCGGCGATATTGCTCATTAGCTCCATGCGGCGAATTTTGGGATTAGAGATACTCGCCAATACTTTATCGATAAGGTCGAAACGCTCACCCGTTTCGACATTCTCCAACTGTTGCGACTTCAGGTATTCCAAATTAGCTAAACGGCGGGAATGAACATCACGAATGGCGACCTTGCTGGCATATTCCGAACGCTGAAAGTTAACCTCACCGGCGGCAATCAGCAACGCTTCGCGCCATTGCATCCGCAGTGCTTTAAGCTTGCGTACCCACCACTCATCATTCACTAAACGCATAATGCCGCGCAGCGCGTGCTGCCTATCCAGCTCGCCCTTGCAATAACGCATCCAGTATTTAGGGGTAATATTCAATGAGCGCGCCGCCCCCGCCACCAGCCCATAAATTTTGGCCTGCGCTTTATCACTAAATAATGATTTTTTATCGCCGCCCTGCTCGCTGACATATTGGTCGCTGGCATTTTCATAAGCCGCATACAAGATCGCGGAAATGTTACCGGCCAATCTTTTGAGATCTTTATCGTGTAGCCCTGGCAAACGTGAATATTGGCTCGCCTCACTGATAAAAAGCCCATAGGCATAACCGCTTAATTTCATTTCATACTTAGCGTTAACTTTGGTGATACGCGGCCAAATACGCGGCATAAAAACAGTTAATAAAAAACGGTGAGCGGTCAGTAAACCTGAGGTTTTTAACAGATAGGCGTGGCGGCCAGAAAATATCCCGCCAATAAAACGCGGGAGCGCGCTGATTTTACGCAAAGCATCTTGCCCCTGATAATATTCATCACGGGTCAGTTGCCTCTCTTTACCGATGGCCGTGCGCGGCGCATTCCAGCTATAAGCGCCAACAAATGGCGCTGCTTTTTTAGAGATGAATGAGGGGGGCGGTGTGGGGGCAATACGCCCCCTAATGCGGGTAAGGCTCATTCAAACCTCAGGTAATAAAAGCCCGACACAATAAATAGTTAATGGATATATTGTTCGGGCTTCACTGCGGTTAATACCGTGGGCGGCTGCTTAAATAAACTCAATAACTCACGTAAAGCACGGAATAGTTTTTCGCGCCATAAACATGACTCATCATTTAAATACCAATAGGGCTGATTAAATTCTTTCTCGGTTAACTGCGCATGAAAAAATAATGTTTTACGCTGGCTCATGGTTAAACGGCCAACCAATCCCACGTCATCAATATGCTCTTTACGGCATTCGGCAAAGGCAGCGCTTAATTCGCCAAGCGCACGCACCATGCGTTCGCGGTCATTATCATTCATTTCCTGCAACTTCATCACCGAATGGCGCTGCTTTAGCTGTGCATGAAAACAGAGGCTCAAGCGCTCGCGCTCACTCATGCAGTTATAAAAGTTACAAGTCTCATTCCAACGCGGCAATGCTAAATGGTTGGCGATAACGTGACGCAATCCGGCTGGTAACTTGCGCGTCAACTCAAGAGTAACAACTGTCATTTTCCACATCCTTTTGAATAATCCTTTGCACTATTAAAGCTATAGACCCATCCATAACAGCCATGCATCACGCTGCTCAATTGGACGGAGATAAAAAGCCTCTTTGACTGCTCGATTGAACTCAGGAATGTAAATCCACTTCTCACCCACGCGGGCATTAACTTTGCTTGGATCACGTAACTCAATAACAGGTAACTTACTGTTTTTGGTCATTTCTCTTACCGCGGTTTCCGACTTCCCTATCAATTCAGCGAACTTAGATTCGTGAACTGCATCGAGTGGATATCGAATCACATAATCTTCAACTTTCATCTGTGCTAACCTCCTGTTAACCAACCCCCTACAGACCGTTAGGGAACATTCGCGGTGTGGTTGGTGTGTCCCGAAAGGTTTTACAAATGGAACCTTTCGCGGTGAGTTTAGTTTTACTCATGGAACCTTGTCAATGAACATGTCCAAAAAAGTAAAGGCGATAAGGCAAGCAGAAGGATTAACTCAGGTTAAGTTTTGTCAAATCACCGGCATTCCATTAAGTACCCTAAAAAATTATGAAGGAGATCATGCTGAGCCAAGTTTAAACACCATTTTGCAACTCACATCGAACCCCTTATTCGAAAAATATACCCTATGGCTGATGACTAATAAGACCGTTCCAGAAGCGGGACAAATAGCACCAGCCATCGCGCACAGTGGGCCAGAGAAAACCACCTCAGACCGCTAAGAAAAGAGAATTGGTTAGATATTTGTTATCAATATGCAGACTGGTTGTGGTTTAACGCAGGCTGCTACATCGGAGGGCTTCGCTATGGCGATTAAGAAGCTCGATGATGGTCGTTTTGAAGTGGACATTAGACCTTGCGGACGCGAAGGACGTCGCATTCGTAGGAGATTTGACCGAAAGACCGAGGCAGTCGCTTTTGAGCGATATGTCATGGTTAATGCCAATAAAAAAGAGTGGTCGGACAAACGGTTAGACCGCCGCCTGTTAAGTGATTTGGTTGAAACATGGTGGTTGTATCACGGCCAGAATCTCAAGAACGGCACAATTGAAAAGCGTCACCTGATGAAAACCCTAACGGCATTAGGGGACAAAGCGGTGAGTCAACTGACTAAACGGGAATTGATGGAGCACCGCAGCCAGCGTCTGGCTGATGGAATTAGTGCCGCCACGATAAATCGTGATCTCTATCGGCTCTCAGGGATGTTTTCTGCGCTGATAAAGATTGAGGAATTTTCAGGGCAAAACCCGCTGCATGGTTTGCCGCCATTAGCTGAAAAGAATCCGGGCATGACGTTTTTAGATGCAGAAGAAATTAATCGGTTGCTAGCGGTGTTATCTGGCGACGAACGGCTTATCGCCTTGCTATGTTTAAGCACCGGCGGAAGATGGGGAGAAGTCAGCACGCTGACCGCCGCTCAAGTGGTGAATAACCGCGTCACCTTTTTAGAAACCAAGAATGGCAAGAAACGCACCATCCCCATATCCGCAGAGTTGGAGAAAGAAGTGAAGACAAATGCCAGTAGGAAGCTTTTCAAAGTGGATTACGGGAAATTCTGTGAAACGCTACGGATGGTAAAACCAGACTTGCCACGCGGTCAGGCGACCCATGTATTACGGCACACTTTTGCCAGCCATTTTATGATGAACGGCGGGAATATTATCGCCCTACAACAGATACTTGGACACGCTAACATCCAGCAAACAATGGCTTATGCACACCTGTCACCAGATTATCTGCAAAACGCCGTTATACTCAATCCATTAAAGGGCGGATTAGCGGCATAG